CGGTTCAATGATCTTAGCGATCTATTGGAAGAAAATGCAGGCGTTGCCGTTCAGATCACTCAGGCGGTAAAGGAATCCATCGAGAAGCACGATGGATCAATTCAATGGGTACTTGAGCATCTTGAGGTAAATGGTCTGCATAGAGCCTATGCCTTGGCGAAACATCATTTGCCGGAGATTGTTAATCAACTTGCTTTGATTGATAATCTGATCAACCCGGGGCAGACAAAAGAAGAAGCATGGAAGGCTTACACCGGATACGTTCAATCGAAATTCAAGGAAAGCAGACGCAAGGAATGGGTGATGCTATCGGCTGAAATCCTTGGAATGATCATAGGTAAAAAAGTCAATATTGGGTTGTTGATCATGGCAACGCAGAAGGCTTACCAACTGATCTTTAGAAAAAAGGCTCTCAATTGAGAGCCTTACTTTTTATAAGCCGATCGGTTGTGCATACAATCATATCTCCGAACCAGCTTTTCCTTTTTGCCTTTGTGTTGATGGCTTATTGCCCATTTATTGCGAGGAGGCTGACTAGCCTGTGCCACCGGAGTCAAAAGGATTACAATCAGGCAGATGCCGATTATGATCAATGCCCAAATGGCTAGAAATCTTTTGGCTTCGTGTTCGTTTTTGAAATTCATGACTTGAAGATAATTGATTTTTTTATTTCGCTTATCTAGTAGTTACCTGCAAGGCTACCTTGACACTTCAATAACAGCATCAGGATATTCTTTACAGGCTTCTAAATACTTCTCGACAAAAGGAACAAAATGTTCATACATTCCCCATCCATTAGGTGAATTAAAAGTTTCAAAATGTTCAGGTCTTGCTTTTAAATCGGCTAATCCTTTTTCAAGTAATTCAACTATTTCACTTGCCTTTGTTTTGCCAATTTCTTCGGGTCTCCAAAGTGCTTCGTAAATTCCTGCTTCTCCTGCCATTTTACCTAAGTTATGGGTAATGTTTCCCCAATAAACTTCTTCGTTTTCTTCGGTGTGGGTTTTACCTTCATCGTAGCTTACCCATTTTTTACGTGTTAAATAAACATCTAAACTCATTTTGTTCCTTTTTTAAATCCTGCTTAATAAACCGCCCAGCAGGTAACAGCGGTTTGGCAAAAGCTGCCATTGAATTTTGTGCGAAAATTGAGCATCCGTTAGGCAGCCTTCGCCAAGCCGCAAAACGTTATGCCCAATGCTATGACTGACCATAAGTTTCATTATAAATTTCCTCTGGGACTTTTTTGTAAATGCAATCTCCAATTTCCGCATCTACGTACTGAATTTGAGTGTACCCAAATGCAATTAACTGTTCTTTTTCTATTTGCTTTGCCTTGTTGATAGCATCAACCATTAAAAGGTCTTGCATAGGTCTTGTTTCTAATGGTCCTAAAATTGCACTTAATTCTTTGACTAAGTAATCTACTGCTGTTTGCTTTGACATTTTATTTTGTTTTGTTAGTTTGATAAAAAGCACTGTGCATAACACGTGTTACCTGCCATTTTCCCAACGACCGACAACCCAATCAGGAACAATTCCATCATTGGTTCTATTTGCTAAATCTTCATCCCAGTTAAAATTGACTACTATCTTTTCATCAGAACTCCAATCCCTGCCAAAATCTTCAATAGTCAATTCAGCGTCATATTTAGTCAATAATGCTTTTAACTCCTTTTGGGATTGTTCGACCTTATCCTTACCCGACAAAAAAACGGCAGGTAACAATGGTTTTGCGTCAGGCGGGGCGACTTGCTCCGAATGAACATTTGTGGTTAATTTATCTTTCATCTTTCAAATTTACTTTAGTGGTTAATAATCCCGCCAGAACGCAAAGCCCGAAAACGTCACCCATCATCTCCAATTACTTTTTATGAATCTTCAAAAACAGATTGCATAAAACTAATAACTAATACTGACGATGAAAGAATGATTGATAGACAGGTGATAATCACCACCATGTCTGGTAGTTTACAATCTAGTGTAGTTTCAAGATAGATAACCGATCCTCCCATTAACAACAGAAGAAGCGACAATAGATTTATAATTGCTTTCATCTCCAATTACTTTTAGCAGTCCTCAAAGCCATTTCTTCCGTATCCTCAACTCCGGAGTCAAAGGTCTATCCGTCCCAAAACCAGTAAGCATATCCTTGGGTGCATTTAGTTACTCCGATCGAATTGACCGGATACTTGTTTTTCTGAATAATGTCGGACGCTGCCGATCCTGTGTAAACTGTCATAGGTTGTCTTTTTTGATTTCTCAAATCTAAAAAAAAAATTTAATTCCAAGGAAAAAATTAAAGAAATATTTTTAATTCTAATTTATTCCTTTTATTTTTAGACAAACAATTCAAAACAATCTTATGGAACACAACACAGAATTACACGAGAATGCGGAGGTAGTCTTCGAATACGATGGCGAAGACTTGGTATGGATCGGTGATATGGAGGTCATCGAAGAAATCGACAGAGGCGATTATGATACTCCGGATTATTCGGAGGTTTACGCCCGAATCTATCGGACAACATCCCTCCAACGGTACAATGACAGCACCGGAGATTGGGAAGATGTAGAGATGGATGCTAGCATCATGCAGGAAATTCAATGGCAGTATGAAAAATCACTTTAACCTATGGAAAAATCAACAAACATCAGCAACCTAACCAAGGCATTGGCCCAGTTCCATGCCTTGGTAGGAAAGATCAGTAAGGACTCAAAGAATCCTTTCTTTAAATCAAATTACGCTAGCCTTCCGCATATCCTGACCGAAGTCAGCGATCCGTTACAACAGGCGGGTCTTGTTATCACTCAATTTCCTGATGGGGATGCACTTACCACAATGCTCATTCATGCCGAGTCAGGAGAGTACATAGCATCAAGCTACACCATGCCAGTTGCCAAAGCTAATGATCCACAGGCACTTGGTTCAGCTATAAGTTATGCGAGGCGTTACTCTGTATCTTCTATTTTATCGCTAAAAATCGATGACGATGACGCAGAGGGAGCAATGAAGGCAGTAAGGCAACCACAACAGGCAGAGGATACTAGACCTTGGTTGAATAAAGCAGATTTTGACAAAGCATCCGACTATCTACGGAAAGGGGGCAATATAGAAGTAATTAAAGCAAAGTACCGAATTAGCCGAGAAATGATGGAATCTTTAAATTTAATCCTTAACAACTTACCAAAATGAACCTCTACAACATCACAACAGAAATGAAAAACCTCACTCTCCAACTTGAGGAGGGTGAGTTGACTCCGGAACTGGAGCAGGCTCTAGTCATCACTCAGGATCAGTTGCAAGCCAAGGCAATCGATTATTGCTATGTAATCAAGAACATAGAATCAGATAGCGAAGCAATCGACAACGAGATCAAGAGATTGAAGGCTATGAAAGAAGCCAAGGACAATACAATAGACAGGCTCAAAGAAGCTGTCAGAAATGCCATGCTTGCCTCCGGAATTGACAAAATAGAGTCTAGCCTTTTTAAGCTATCCCTAAGACGTTCCGAATCCGTGGAAGTGGTCAATATCGACCAACTGCCTGAAAACCTTATCACGGTCAAAAAAACCGTATCACCGGACAAGGTAAAGATCAAGGAGGCAATTAAGGCAGGATTGACCGTAGAGGGAGCGAATCTAATCGAAAACTATTCACTACAAATCAAATGACAATCAAACAACTCATTGAGGCAGAGAATGTATCTGCCTCTTTTCACATCGATCAGGATGGGGATCTGGTCATCCGTATGAACAACGAAGAAATAACCATCTCCCACTTGGTAGCCTTGGAACTGATCGAGCATCTCCGGTATAAATTATACGAGGTTGAGGAAAAGGATTCATTCATAAAAAAGATATTCCGATGACAGAGATAGATGCAAAAATCAAAGCCTTGTATTTGGAAGGACTATCGAAAAACAAGATCAGCAAGGAATTAGGTCTTTCCTTGCCAAGGGTAAACTATGTCTTGTACATCAAGTTGAGAATGCAGGACAGTTACCGGAGAAAGCATATCACACCATCTATGGTTGAAAAGTTGCCCAAGCCTATCGTTGACCGGATCATTGTCCTGACCAACTTCGGATATTCAGCCAAAGAAATTGCTGAAGATCAGCGGATACCTACCGGAAAAGTTCATCAGGTTGTAGAGTTCGCCAAGGCACGAAATCAGATTCAGAAAAAAATTTGAAAAAAAAGTGTAAAATTGTTGCGTGGAATCTAAGAAATAACTTATATTTGTATATCAAATAACAACAAAACAACACGGACATGACACCTTCAGAAAAAATCTTCACAGGCGAATACATCAAATATCCAAACGGTTATGTTTTTTCAGTTTACAAGCAAATGACTAAAAAAGGTTTGAGATGGTACAGGTACACTAGAGGAAGATTTCAAATTATTTCAAGAACTCAAATTGACCAATTAATTACAACACTAAACTAATCAATCACCGCCCCTTCGGGGGCTTAATTCAAACACCTATGAAATCAACATTCTCAACATTCACAACAATCACAGGGCGTAAGATCAGCGTAAGGCCTAACTTCTCAGCAAGAACTTTTACCATCAAGACAGATGCAGGTAAGTACCGTACTTACAAGCTATCGAAAACTGAGTTTGATTCATGCCTTTTTAATACAGGAAATGATTGGAACGATTTCCTTAAATCAGATGACTACTATAAAGCATGAAAACACTCTTTAAAATCATCTACACCATCATAGCCCTTGCACCAATAGCGGTGCTTGGCTTTATGTTAGGACTTAAATTAATTCAATAAACCTATGGAAAACTACACATTCACAACCAAGGTATTGACCGATTATTCGGTAGTACTGCCAAAGTATTTCAGAGTCATCAGGACTTATTACATGATCTTGGACCAGGAGACTTATCTCCGTGTTAGAGACAATACCGATGAACTTGACCCATTAGTTGGGCTTTATCCGGTAATTGAGAGGGAGAATATCAGATATTCCATTGACCATCTTTCGGTCAGTCTGAAAAACGGTGAGATTGAAACGATCACTGAGCAGGAGTTTAAAGAGGTATTCACCAAGGTATCCCTTGCGTTGGAGGCGTTAATGAACTGATGACCTACCGGGAATGTCAAATATCTGAATCACGGACAATGACAGGATGGTACGAATGGTATCACCCTGCCTATGTGGACTACGATCAGCATGGGGATACCATGTGGTGCGGTGCTGGGCAAAGCATTGAAGACTGTATTATTGAAATCGACAGTTGGTATGAGCGATTTGGTCTTTAAAGTCCACGGATACAAGTTCGAAGACCTGCCTCGACTGATGGGGCAGGTCACTAAGATTGCCAAAAGATACGGCAAAACCAAGGTAAGCATGGTGATAGGCGAAACCTATCAAGTGGATGGAAAGTTTAATTTGATATTACAATGACACAACAACAACACAAACTAACACCTAAGGAATTGGTTCAAGAACTCCAGCGGAGGCATTCAATCAAGTATCTGTGCTACCTAGCACTTCAAGAGATTATGCTAGATTATTATCAGGATACTACATTTTTGAAAGCCTACGACCATGACTTGACTGTAAAATTTAAGAACATGGTCTCAAGCCTTCAGCGGAACTCATCACAGGCTTACAGGTTCATTCAAGGCGATAAAAACGCAGAGCAGACCGTTCAGCAATTTCATGAACTCACGAGGCTATTCGAAGCCTTACACAATGCGATTGACAACGGTGGAAGGACATTCTTCGACTGCTTAGATGCGGTAGATGCGGTATTGATTAGAGATGGACTTAAAGAAAATTTGAAATGATACTAGCAAGCGATTTAAGAATAGGAAATTGGGTTTACTTCTCAAATGAATATGATTTAGTAAGTGGTGTATTTGAAAATTCTGTTGTAATAAAATACAGATCATATTCACCCGTTTTAATTAATTCAATCAAAGAAATTGAATTCACCAATGAATGGCTAGACAGATTTGGATTTGAAAAACGTGAAAATTCAGCTTGGTGGCATAAAGGAAACTTTAGCTATTGGCAAGACCAAAATACCTGGTATTGGAGAATGGAGGCTATTAATCCGGATTTGACCAAGTACGTCCATCAAATTCAAAATCTTTACTACTCACTAACCGGAGAAGAACTATGATGACCGAAGATCAGAAAACAGAAACTATCCGGCTTTATCATATCGGAGTTCAGTTGTCATCCATTGCCAAGTTTGTAGGCGTACCAATCGGATCAGTTCATCGTTTGATTTACAAAAAATTGCAACTGCGAAAGCGGAACATCAGTCACTCGATGGCTACGTTCAGCAAGATCAAAAAACTGTACAACCAAGGGAAGAACAGTAAGGTGATCGGAGAGATACTTGGTTTGAGCAAACATCAGATCAGGTATGTGATGAACCTGCATGGGATGGGGTTTAGGGATTTGAAAAGCCAGCGGTGACGCTGGTTTTTTTGTGACCATGACGACGATAAAGACGATTCTCTATATTATACGGTTATAGTGAAAAACACGTTTGCATATTTTTAAAAACCCGTAAACATCGTCACCATCGTCTTATCGTCTTTTTGTGCCTAATTTGGCTAAAAACAAAGATTTTATAAAAAAGTAAAAAAAATCATCGTCTTTTATCGTCATGATTTCGTCCTTTATCGAGTAATTATTATATTTGTTCATTATCGAATCATTCCTGAGGTAGCAGTCAAGAATGATTCCATAGGTTATTACAACCTGCCCGACAGTCTGCTACCTGCCGGGCTTTTTTTATCCCCTTATGCAAAATGAATATTATGATCCTGTAGTAACGGCATTTAAAAACCTGTTTAATGCCAAGGATACACCGCATCACATCAGAATTTCGATTCTTTTAAATCGTATTCAGACAGGGAATAGTGATTCAAAGGTTAAGATTGAAAGAATTAGGACATCTACCAATGATCATGAGATTCAAGAAATCAAGAAATCTCTTCCAGCATTAATGTTCAATGGTAAATTTAACACGAGGAATGAACAGGGTATAATCGAACATTCTGGCCTTTGCATCTTTGATTTTGACAAGTACGAATCTGAGGAGGTTCTCAATAAAGAGCGGTTGAGAATTCAGGCTGATAAATTTACCTATGCCTGTTTTTTATCCCCATCGGGTAAGGGATTAAAGGTTCTTGTCAAGATTCCAAAGTCAACTAAAGAAGAGCATTATCGAAGATTTCATGCTTACAAAAAGTACATAAACTCAGATTACTTCGATGATGCAAATTCAAATCTTAGCCGTGTTTGTTTTGACAGTTATGACCAAAGGTTGTTTTGGAGACCTGAATCAAAGGTTTTTGAAAGTATAGAGGCTGAAGAAGAGAAAAATTATACAAAGCATGTTCCTGTAGTTTTGCTTACGGATACTAGGGCAAAAATTGAACGAATAATGAAATTTGATTTTCAATGTTCATTCGTTGCCGGAAGCAGAAGTAATTACATTTTTAAGGTTGCCTGTTGTTTTTGCGAATATGATATTTCTAAAGATGATGCTGAAAGTTACCTTCTTGATTTTCAAGAAGCTGACTTTAAGCAGGATGAGATTATTAGAATTATTCGTTCAGCATACAAGAAGTCGGAAAACAACACAAAGAAGTTTTTTGAGAATAATCACCTTAAAGAGGTGATAAAGAAAAAGATAAAAGAGGGAAATGATGTCAAAGAAATTTCTAAGGAACTGAATGTTGGAGAAGATTCCGTCAAGGATGTCAAGAAAGAAGTTCAAGAATCTGAAACTATATTTTGGAAAATAAAGAAAACAAGGAATGGTAAGGAGGTAGAGGTCATTAATAATGTTCTTCGTGATTTTTTGGCTTCAAACGGATTTAACAAGTATTATCCCGAAAAATCTGAAAAGTTCGTTTTTGTCAAAATAACACAGAATAAGGTTAAGGTCATTTCAAGCAGTCAAATCAAAGATTTTATATTGAATTGGCTAGATGAGAGAGGTTATGTTGATGTTTGGAATATGATGACTGGTAATAGGAAATTCTTTCAAGATGACTTTTTGAATTTTGTTCCTCCGATTGATTTGAGGATGCTGAATGATACAAAAGATGTTTCCTACATTCCTTATCAAAACGGTATTCTTGAGGTAAAGAAAGATTCAGTAAAACTGATTCAATATCTTGACATTGATCTTTATGTATGGGAAAATCAAATAATTAATAGGGATTTTGAATATTTGGATGATTTTACAAATGATTTTCAAGATTTGGTTTCAAAGGTCACTAATGAAGACCAAGCCCGAACGAAGGCACTTGAATCTACCATTGGATACCTTATTCATGCTTACAAGGATAAGACCCATCAGAAGGCAGTAATTTTTAATGATCAGGAAATCGATGACAACCCAAACGGTGGATCAGGCAAATCTCTTTTGGTTACCGCATTGTCAAAGTTCCGGAATGTTGTAAAAATTGATGGTAAGCATTTCAATCCGATGAAATCTGATTTTGTTTATCAGCGGGTAAATTTAGACACTCAAATTTTAGCATTCGATGACGTTAAAAGAAACTTTGAGTTTGAGCAGTTGTTTGCAATAATCACGGAAGGTATAACGGTTAACCGGAAAAACAAGGATGAAATATTTATTCCTTTTGACCGATCTCCCAAGGTGGTTATCACCACAAACTATGTGATTGCCGGAGCAGGAGAAAGTCATGACCGTAGAAGGCATGAAATAGAGTTTTATCAATATTTTCACAAAAATAGAAGTCCGCTAAAGATTTACGGCAAATTGCTTTTTGATCAATGGAATAGTTTGGATTGGTCAAAATTTGACAACTACATGATTTATTGTCTTCAGCTTTATTTAAAAAATGGATTGATTGCATCTCCATCAATTAACGTGGAGGCTAAAAGATTTATTTCATCAACTTGTAAGGAATTCTTTGATTTCATGCATGAGAATTTCATTGAGTTGAATAAAGTGATTTACAATTCAGATGCTTATCATTTATTCATTAAGGAAAATAGATCATTTAAAGATTTGGATACAAGGAAGTTCATTAAATGGGTCGATGCTTATTGTCTTTACAAGGGATATAAGTTGAAGAAAGGCAAAGACAACAAAGGGAGGTGGTTAATGATTGTGACTAAACCAGAGGAGGAAGATCAGTTTACATTGGATTTAAATGAATAATGATGAAAAAATTAAACTACGAACAATCGGCTTTGCTTCGAAGATTAACTAGTTTTGTGAGTCAAAGCAGTAATGGGATTTTTGGAGTTTATGGTCCGGGTGGCACGGGAAAAACATTTACCGTTACTAGATTGCCAAATGTTGAAAATTTCATTTTCCTTGCTCCAACAAACAAAGCATCCAAAGAGGTTAATAGGAATTTCAAAGAAAATGGAATAAAAAACAAATGCCTAACAGTTGACAGATTTCTTGGGTATAGGTTGACAATGGATGAGAATAACAAACCTGTTGTCAATTATAAAAATTTGGATGAATTAGATTTAACTAAGGTTATTGTCATTGATGAAATTTCAATGCTGAATAACAATCATTTTCGGATGATTTTACAGCTATCCATTTTCTGCAAAATAATTGCCATTGGTGATTATTTGCAGTTGCCTCCGGTTGAAGAAGAAAAGGATAAATATATTGGAAAAGAAGGGTATCAATGTTCAAGAATTTTTGAAATCGTTGATGAAAGTTTTGAACTCACAATTCCAAACAGGCAAGGAGAAGACTCTCACCTTTACACAATGATTTCAAGTTTTAGAAGAGAAATGCACAGACTTATTCCTTTTGGAAAATTTATTGATCATTTCAATAATAATATTGATGTTCAATTATTTGATATTAATTCTAAGGAATTTGCTGATTTTGTACGTAGTGAATCGTTTACAATTTTGGCTCATAAAAAAAGTTCATTGGCTTTTTTAAGCTATAAAGTTGGATCAATACGAAGGAACGACAAGAATTTTAATATTAAAACAATTAAAATAGGCTCTAAATATTACTTTGAAAAATCATGTTTTACTAAAGAAAGAACATTTTATACTTCTGAAGTAATTGAAATTACTGACATAATTGAAAAAGAAGAGGAATTTATTTTCCCTGTTACTGGTCAAAAGTTTAAAGACAAAATAAAATTCGCATCTATCATAGATGAGGATGGTAAAAATTTAGGGCAAGTCATGTTGCCAAATTCTAAATTTAGAGCAAAAATTAATAGCCATAGGGCTAATCATGCAAAGGTTGAAAAATATTCAAAAGACCAAGTATCGAAAATGAATACTTGGTACAATGACTTTAAAAACAAATTTGCTCATTTTGAGCCTGTTATAGGAACAACTATCCATAAATCTCAGGGTAGTACCTATGAAAAGGTTTTGATTCCTGTATTTGATTTTTATGAGCATTATGACAGATATAAAATTTTGAACCAGCTTTTTTATGTAGGAATTTCAAGAGCAAAGACTAAAATCATTTTTGTAAAGGGGAGGCATAATTTTGGTGATCATAATAAAAGAGTAATTTTTACCGAAGAGGAAAGAAATTTGATAGCATCATTAAATGATTTTTACTGCTCAAAATGTCATCATAAATTTATTTCTGATCGTGATTTTGAGATTCATCATGTTATTCCATTAGAATCTCAAGACGCAAGAGGAAATAATTCCATAGGAAATCTGACTGCACTTTGTAAACCATGTCACAAAAAACACCATTCTAAATGAAACCAATAGAACATCTCCGAGCCTTGCGACTAGCCAAGACTATTAAGTCATTTCCAAATGTCCCGGAATATGCCTTGCCGAAATATGAGTACAATCCAAACTCAGCTAATGGTCTGACAAAGTGTATCCTTGATTTTCTAAATCTATCCGGATATCAAGCGGAGCGAATAAACACAATGGGCAGGATGTTGGACAATCGGAAGACCTACACGGATGTCATCGGGAGGACGAAAACGATAGGATCGACAAAGTATATCCCGACTAGCGGGACGAAGGGATCAGCCGACATATCGGCAACAATTAACGGGAGGTCAGTCAAGATCGAAGTCAAGTGGAAAGCAGATCGACAGTCAAAAGATCAGAAAGCATATCAAGAGCAAGTTGAACGGGCAGGAGGAGTGTACTACATTGCCAAAGATTTTGATTCATTTTACGCTTGGTTCAATGAATTTATCAAACAAAATACTTAGATTTACATAAATAACAACAAAAACTATGAGCGAACAAAAGATTTATTGCGGATCAGGTCAGACTAAATCCGGCAACTACGGGGAGTTTTTCAAGGTATCAATTTGTCTTTCAGACTTGCCTAAAGAGTTTATTACGACTGCGAAAAACGGGAAGAAATACATCAATTTGAATATCAGCAAGAAGAAAGAAGCTGATCAGTACGGTAAAGACCTGTCAGTTGTTGTAGATACTTGGAAGCCGGAGCAAAAGCCAGCACCACAAAGTAAGCCTGCACAGGTTCCGGTAAAAAATATTATTGAGGAATTGGAAGAAAATAACCTCCCATTCTAATGACCAAATATAACCTATTCAGCCTATTGTCCTTTTTCTTTGCCGTGTCTGTACTCCAGTTATTCGGGGTGCAGGCAGGCTTTGCCTATGCAGTATGGTTGCTATGCATTGTCACGGCATTGGGATTGCTTTACGGAATTTGCTTAGACGATCCGAAAAAAGAAGAATAAACCTTCTCTGCTTTTAAAATTATATTCTAAGGAAAATATTAAATTTGGGAAACATTAGAATATGAGTGTACTAGAGGGTGATATGATTAAAAAGGCTAGAAAAGCCAAGGGATTGACACAACTACAATTGTGTGACAGGTTGGGCATTAGCCATGCACCGATTTATCATCTTGAAAATGGTCTTGAATCGGTTAGCCTTAAAAATTTGAGATTGATTGCAGAAGAACTGGATTTGGAAGTGATAATAAGACCAAAGGATGCCAAGCAAACCTATCATTGACAAACCGGATTACTCATTAGCCATCCGTTACCGAAAAAGAGACGGTCAATGGTCTGAATGGAAGGATAGAGGTTATGGCAAGTTTCAGAGCATTGATATAGTTCAGATGCAGATCAGGATTCTTGCATCGGCTTATCCAAAGAAAGAGAAAGAGGTAAGGTTTGAAAAGGATGGCGTTCTTTGTGATTTTATGGGAAATCAATCCGGAAAAGTTATTGAGTTGAAATAGTCAGGTGGCGGAATTGGTAGACGACATTGGCTTTCCACTCGGTTATCAGGTGTAAATCATTCGTTTTTACATTTAGATAAATATAGGTTCGAATCCTGTCCTGACTACATTCATAGTGTTAATTGGGTTTCATTTATCAGGTCGCAAGTGCCTTACAGTTGCTTTGGATTTCATATTGGTTATTTGGATCAAGTCCCGAATCTATGGTTCGGGATTTTTTTCATAGATTTAAAGTTATGCGACCATCACATTACGGAGGAGAAGAAAATCCTCATGAAGCTATAAAAATCATTGAGCATTACGGATTAGGCTTCCATTTAGGGAATTGCATCAAATACCTGCTCAGGGCAGGAAAAAAGGACAATGAGCTTGAAGATCTTGAAAAAGCTCAATGGTATTTACAAAGACATATTGACAACATTAAAAAGAAACAACTATGAACACACCAGAATTAAAAGTTAAAATATCTAAAATTAAATCAAATTTCTTTCTTAAAATTAGATGTCCTCAAACAGGGGAGTTTTTAGGAAGATTATTTGAAAAAGACGGCAAACTATATTTTGAAGGAAAAGCAGATGAATCTGCCAAGGTTTTCTTTAATCAAATGGTTAAAGAATATTCTTTGATGAAAAAAAATTCTGAGATGCTTGAAATGTTGGAGTATTTAGTTCAGAACGGTAAAATTAATGACAAAGACATTATCGGAAATATTAAAAACTTAATCAAAGAAGCAAAAAATCTATGAAAATGCTAAAAATCACGCCTCGACAACTTGGAGAAGGCTAGGTGGTACTTGGATAGGCAGATTGAGAATTTAAAGAATAAGTGACTTTCATGTTTGGTTGTTTTGTTAAAAAGTCCCATTCCTATGGTTTGGGATTTTTTTGTTAGATTTGAAAGCATGAAAACAACACTTGTAAAGATTTCAGAGGTCAAGATGAATCCGAATAATCCTCGGATAATTAAGGATGAGAAATTCCATAACCCAGCCGAATAGGAACAGGTAGCGATAGGTCTGCCATTGCTATCAGCACCGCCAAGGGTGCGATGTTCGGGGTAGGTTCGATTGGTGCTAGTGCAGAGCCTGTGAGGAGACTCCTGATCGTATCCAGCTTGGAAACTGGACTGGGTTAATTTAACGTATAGCAAATATTAAAATTTTAAACAATGGGATTAATTAAAGAAACAATCAGTCATCCAACTATTGATGATGTAGAAATCACAATTGACGAACACGCAAAAAATGAAACTCGTGATCCTTACGACATTATAACTCTTGATATTTCATTTAGTTCAGTAAGTAATCCTGACGAATTGATTGAACTTGGTAAATGGCTTGTTGAACACGGTAACAGGATTAAGAAACAATATACTTCTAAGGGGAAACTTCGGGAAGCTATTGAATTGAAATGAAAATGGGACTTTATGAATTAGGTTTTGCAATAGTAATTGTAGGATCCTTTGTAACCTTGGCAGGATTTGTTATAATGATAATGAGTAAAATATAGCCCAGCCGAATACGGACGGGCTGACAGATATAGCCAGCACCGCCAAGGGTGCGATGTTCGGGGTAGGTACGATTGGTGCTAGTGCAGAGCCTGTGAGGAGACTCCTGATCGTATCCAGCTTGGAAACTGGACTGGGTTGATTTTAGTAAAATGTCTAAGTTAATTGCTTAGACATTTCTTAGACATTTCTTAGACATTAAAAAAGAAAATAAAAATGACACAAGAACAATGGGAATATGAAGCTGGATATGCAGCACAAGCAGAAGCAGAATATCAGGCTGAAATGGAATACTATTCTTATTTAGATAAGTTAATTGAAAATAAGCAATATGAATTACACGCTGTGGAAATAGCTTTAGATATGCTTAATTCAAAAGAGTTTGCCAATAGCGGTTTGTCACCTAAAGATTGGTTAGAAGCTGAAAGAAAGCGTTTATCTGTCAAAACCATAAATAATAGTACAAATATATTTTAACTCATCTTCACAATAAGCACTACGAATGTCGGGTAGTGGGATGGGTTGACAGCTCGGAAAGACGGCAAAATTGAAGGAGTGGCGGAATTGGTAGACGCAATTCCTTTTACCAAAAGTTAATTTAAAACAAATCAATCATACTAACGGTTTGGGTATGGTTAGTGCCTGAATAGAATTACAAAAGTTTCAAAACAGAAATAACGATGAAAAAAGAACAAAACTTAGAAAACAGGACAGAACAGGCATTAACTATACCTGTTGTTATGGCTAGTGTTTGTGGATATTGTGGGAGATTGTTAGGCGATGATAACTACCCTAAACCATTAATACAAGGGTTAGACTTTGAAATGCCAAAAAATGCTATAAAGGTAGAGGGTAGTTGTTGTATTGCAAAAGATAGATTAGGTGCTTTTTAACATTAGCCCTAACGTGCGAAGCCTTAGATAAAACCATCATACAGGTTCGAATCCTGTCCTGACTACTCGATGGCGGTTAGAGATTACCTGCCAGAATTAGCTACAGAAATAGTTATCTCTGACAGCACGGAAATACGGTAAATCATTAAGCATTTTCCCCTGCATGTGGAATGGATGAAAGTAATCAGGTAGATTCTCCCCAAAACTAGTGAGGTAATGAGAGGCAAAACAATTGTCTGACACTAGCAAAATCGTGACAGCTCGGAAAGACGGTAAATTGAAGGAGTGGCGGAATTGATAGACGCGTAACATAGTTATATGCTTGTTTTAAACGCATTAGGGATGTTAGATGGACATAGTGTCCTGTGAATACAGGTTTGAATCCTGTCTCCTTCACAAAACTTGTAAATAAATCTTACAAGTTGGTTCCCGACAACAGGGAGGCAAAATGACTTGCGAGAGCGAGATGGTTGATAAAGATACTGGATGCCTGACAGCTCGGAAAGACGGGCTCATGGGGCACTAGATTAACGGTAGATCAGCGAGCCTCTTCGCAGATGGTGGTTCGAGTCCATCAGCCCCACAAAACATAGGATTTTTGGGTTATTTGTTAGAACAAAAAGAGTCTGGTTTTTGGCCAGACTTTTTTTATCTTTGTCATCATAGTTAATTTCATAGGGTTATTTGGGTAAAAAGTCTGACTTTTGGTTAGACTTTTTTTTTCTTAGATTTGAGCGATGAGTGCTGGAAGACCAAAAGCAGTATTTGATTTACCTGAAGGTTGGTACAATGATGTTCTTAACCTATATTCTGAAGGTGCTTCAGATGTTGAGGTAAAGGCTTTGATTTATCAATGGAGAAAGTCATTTTCCAATGATCTTTGGGAGAGATGGATTGAAGAAGAAGAACAATTTTCGGAAACCATAAAAATAGGTAAGCTACTTTCAGAGGCTTGGTGGAATAAAGCAGGTAGAAAAAATCTATCAAACAAAGATTTTTCATACACCGGATGGTACATGAATATGAAAAATAGGTTTGGATGGACTGACAAAGTAGCTAATGATCATACAAGCAAAGGAGAGCCTATCAATATTATTTCTTTAGGATATGGGATACCTCCAACTGATTCCGAAACAGAATAAAGCAGTCTATTACCTCAAAGATTCTAAGACCGAAGAAATAGTTTACGGTGGTGCTGCCGGTGGAGGAAAGTCCGCATTAGGATGTCTTTGGCTTATCGAACAATGCCAAACTTACCCGGGGAGCAGGTGGTTGATGGGTAGAGCGAAACTCAAGACCTTAAAGGAAACTACTCTGAATACTTTTTTTGAATTGGCATCCAAACTTAAGATTTCCGATCAATTCAATTTTAATGCTCAACAAGGGATTATTTATTGGGAGAACGGTTCAGAAATTATTCTAAAGGATTTATTTCTTTACCCTTCCGATCCTGAATTTGACCAGCTTGGCTCACTTGAAA